CTGATCTTGTGGCTGTTCGGATCATGGGATCCCCAGGAAAGGGGATCTATGACCAGTTGCTGGTGAAGGATGAAGCCCCTCAATGTGATGTTTACAGAGATGGGGCCCTCCTTGGGCCAGCGAACCCAAGCGTTTGCTCTTCTAGGCCAGTGTTCGTGTCTGATAAAGACGTGTTCCCTGGAAAGAAAGTGGACGTTAAGGTTACAACCGAAGTCAACCCCGGTGAGATGGGTTACTGCGGAAAGCTGTACACAGCGCACATTCGTGGGAGACCCGTTGTTTTGGGTTTCCACATTGCTGCGTTTGAGAAGACGGCTATCTACGTCCCCCTGACGAGGGACATGGTACCGGCTTCTGTCATGGATGCAATGCCTTCACCGGTGTTGTCTGTGGCTGCACAAGCTTTCTTAAGTGGGGTAAAGTTTGAAGCCCCCCCTGTTGACTCCCAAGTCACACAGGTTCCAGGGTGTCCGATTTCAATAATTGGCGCCATTGGTCAACATGGACGAACAGACAAGTCTAAGCTCATGAAGACGAAGATCGCGCCGCTTTTGGCGGCCGAGATTCCGAAACATTTCGCTAAACCCTACATGGGTTTTGGTGGGATGACTGAGTATGACAATGTCAGAGAGTTCAACAGTCCGTTCAAGCACAAGTATGCTATTTTGTGTGACCGCGTCTATTTGGATGCGGACATCGATTTGGCTCGTTTTGTGATGGACGGCTTCTTCCGCGCCTTACCTAAGGCGTCCCTCAGACCGCTCACTGACGGTGAAGCGTTCGCCGGCAACGGTGAAGTCTATTGTGGTGCATACCCTCTAAAGACGTCCATGGGACCAATGTGGAAGACACTTGGTTTATCACCCAAGACAAAAGTGGTAGAAGTGGATCGGACTAAGGAAGAAGTAGAGTACGGAGTTAACCCGGATTTCGCTGCTGCAGTTGCCTCTTACGAGAGGCAGTTGCTCAACGGACCGGTGTATATACTCACGGAAAACACCCCTAAGGACGAACCAGTTTCAGAGAAGAAAGCTGAAACCTACAACACGCGCTTATTTAGTGTGTGCTGTGGTGCATTCAACTTTGTTGGGAGAAAATACCTTCTTCCGCTCATGGCGCATTGCTATAAGTATCGGGACATCACTTCGATGATGCCCGGGATTAATTGCTTTGCAAAAGAGTACTCAGAGGTGATGGAGCGCATGCTGGCGTTTGATGGCCAGATGTGCTGCGACCAAAACAAGTTTGACATCCGTCATTGGGCTTGGCTTTTCCGCCTTGCAGCTGATGCGACGTACGAATGGTATGTCCGCAACGGCTTTTCCCATGAGGAGGCAACGATTGCGAAACACCTTGTTATTTCATGTGTGTATCAGATCGTGTTGAACCGCGGTGTGCTCTTTTTGTGCATCTACGGATTGGCCTCGGGGTTGTGGATTACCACTTTCCTGAATTGCCTGTTTAACTATGTTTTGGTTATGTGCGCAGTGTATATTCATTGCGGACACATCCCGGAAAGGTTTCGTCTAATTACCTATGGAGACGATCTTCGTGTGAATCTCGATAAGGTATATGGCTTTAATAACCTTGTGCTCGCTGCGAACATGCAGCGCTTTGGGTATTTGATTACGTCCGCCCGCAAGGACGGCGTGTTGACACCCTTTGATGAGCGTGAGGATATTACCTTTCTCAAACGGTACTGTGTGTACCATGAGGCTTTGGGGCGCTTGGTGGCGCCCATTGACCTCGCCTCCATCTTTCGCATGCTCTGCTGGTTTTTACCAAAAGAGATGGGAGAGGCGGAGCGTGCGCCTGTTGTGG